CTCCAAAGCAATTGGCGATCCTTGCTGCTCTTGGCATCTCCAGAAAGTCATAATAAACACTTTCTGCGTGTCAATCAACGTGGATCTATCTGCCTTATGTCTCAGAAAATCCGGGATAGGATTAGGCTACCTACCCGGACCACATAAGGATTAACCCGCCTAACTCTTTAGGAGGTCAACCACGAATGTTTTCCGATCCACAATCCGTTACCGTTAATGCTGTTGCTCAATCGATGCCTCGAGTGCAAACTCAAGGTAGAGAATCGACTTATCAGAAATCTGATCAGACGTATACTCTGACGATTGGGTCAATCCAGTCTAAGGACCGGGTTAATACCCGTGTCCGGCTGGATCAGAGAAAAGTCGTCGCAGATCCATTGACAGCTGTCAATGACTACGAGACCCTCTCTGTTTCGCTACTCATTAATCGGCCCCTAGCGGGGTTTTCGATGACTGAGTGTGAACAGCTTATAGCCGGTTTTAAAACCTGGCTAGATAATACTGCCATCGACAAACTTTACGGGCAGGAGTCTTGAACCGATTATGGTTCGCGGCTCCACGTCTGGATTGGTGCTTGTAATAGTGATTTAATACTATTACATTCGCTCCTTTCCATGCGCCGTTAAGTCGACTGGTTTTCAGTATTTGGTATCGGATATGCCTGGTATCAATATTGATTCCAGGTTGGCAGACACTTCGCGGCTTGATGATTACCCCCGATTATGGAGGAATCATGAAAAGCAACGTAAGTGACCTTTTAGGAGTCATGCATGCCCTCTATGAGGATGCTTGCATGAAGTGCGTCGCTGATGTCTCCGATTTACGTGATCTTGAAACCATAAGATCACGAGTCAAACATGAAGGTATATCGTTTTTAACGATTACCCTTCCCCAGTTTGGCCGAGACTTCGAGAGAAGCTTAGCCGAAGGGATAATTGACTCATCGTATTTTCGGAGTTTCCGAAAATGCGGATCAATCCCTGCATTTTTGCAAGGTATGATCAGTCAAATGTTTGACCGAGAGACAGGAAGGATTTATGACAAAAACAACCCCCCGAAAGGGATTGATGTTCAAGAGTTTCCCGTTATTGTCGATTCTGTCCGGCAAATTTGCCGGGCATTCGCCAAAATCGAGATTGACTGTACCCCTGATAGGGTTCAGTCAGCCCTTGACAACTTTGTCACAATTGAGCAGTCTTTTTCAGATTTTCAACTCCAAGAAGAAGACCAGCAAGAGTTTCTCTTGGCTGCTTCTGTGCTATGGGATCCTATCGTTAGTGCTATTGCACTTTCCGAATGTGACCCCAGGCATGGTCCTGGAGCTACTGCGGAGCATATTTCTGGAAATCAGAAGTATGTATGGCAGGAGTGGTACGAACGTCTGGAGCCTTATTTCCCTCTTATTGGAAATGGCTATCCTTGCGGATTGCCTCCAAATTCAGAGGAGCTCCAAATGGTGTCGTTCGTGTCCACGGAAGCGGAACGCTCGGTTCGAGTTGTCCCGGTTCCGAAAACTCTGAAAAGTCCCCGGATCATCGCAATTGAGCCTTGTTGTATTCAATATGTACAGCAAGGGATATCGAGAGCCTTGGTTAAGGCTATCGAATCTTCTAAAATTGCTGGAGGTCATGTAAACTTTACTGACCAAACCATCAATCAGAACTTAGCTTTGATCGCGTCGGCTACAGGTCAATATGCAACTATTGATCTTTCCGATGCTAGCGACCGAGTTCCTTGGTCTCTAGCTCGTGAGATGTTTAGATGCCATCCTGATTTTCAGGATGCTATCGATGCATGTAGATCGACTAGTGCTGAACTTCCGGATGGGAGAGTTATCTCCCCCCTTAAGAAGTTCGCATCTATGGGTAGTGCTCTCTGTTTTCCGGTGGAAGCCATGTACTTCTACACGATTTGTGTAGTGGCTCTCCTCCGGGCACAGAACCTTCCTGTGACATTCCAGAATGCCTTTAAGGTATCCCGGGATGTCTACGTGTATGGGGACGATATTATTGTCCCTAACACGTATGCGACCATTGTGCTCGATTACCTACAAAAGTATAATTGTAAGGTAAACCTCAACAAGACTTTCGTTAACGGATGTTTTCGAGAGTCTTGCGGTGTTGACGCTTATGCGGGTGAACTGGTAACACCAGTTTACGTACGCAGAACACGTCCTGAGCACAAGCGACAAGTGTCGGAACTCTTGTCTTGGGTTGCTACGTCTAACCTCTTCTATAAGAAGGGTTATTGGCGTACAACTAGCCTTATGAGGAAACTCATTAGGAAGGTCATAGGCGATTTGCCTTATGTCTCCGAAACAAGTCCCGCACTTGGCTATACCTCGTTCTTGGGCTATCGCTCCGCCGAAAGGTGGAACGATAGGTTCCATCGCCTAGAAATAAAGGCGTGGATCCCAAGCCCGGTTCGTCGCACTGACGAAATCGGGGGGTATAGCGCTCTAGCTAAAAGCCTCCAGGCTATCACGGATCGGAAAGATTCGTGGTCTCCTCGGAGTGCTCTTAACTTGGAGCACTTCGCACTGCGCCACGCGGTTGTACTACTACGTGGCTGGGCGCCCGCCTACATTTAGGCGGGCAATGGTGGTATTCCACCACCTCAGCTGGG